TGATCACAACGAGGTCTTGGAAGGACTATTGGATGAGGATTGACATGGTGAGGGACAATCTCATCGGGGAGTGGAGGTAGGTGCACAGAAGGAGTAAGTGACAAGGTCTTACTACCTTTTGACTAGAGTTGGAAGAGAGAGAGATAAGAGATACCCAACCTAGCATTGATATAATTCTCAAGCTTATAATCTGTAGTGCTGTAATTAAATTTATACCAATTTATTGAACCTTTCTTTGTCAACTAAGAAAAGTTCTTGACTGCGCGTTATTTATCATAAGACCTACCGTAGAGATTTTTTAGCAGGGCCTTATAATGGGCCTCTAGAAGCTTTGAATGTTTTTAAGCACTCAATCCACTTATCATAGCTTCTAATAACAACCATGGCTGCTCATGGAAAACCTTTTGATCACGATGATAAAAGACTTTTACGTTGACTGCTTTTGTCATATCCCTTAGACAAAAAATCTCACCTGCTTGTTCAACTATCCATTTAGATAGAAAACCATCGCTCATATCAGAATACTGAGTTATTTACTTAACGATAATACCTAAAGAAGAGGCTATGCCCTTATCAGCAGAAACACTTTGGCGAAACATATTAACATAGTCTTAGGCGTAATCAGGGTGAATAAAACTGTATTTGTCATCACCTGAGACTAAGATGTGTGCTCTTTAGGGTTTATAAATTAATCGTTTTCTACTTGGAGGGTCAGTGTTAATTGCATAAGATTAATATTATCTCCAAGGTTCATAAATACCCATAGACTATAAAACAACGAAAGAGTCGATCAAATTTGAAATAGTGTTGTAATCGGTTGTTAATATAGAGTATCCTGAGAGAACCATTTATTGTAAGGGGATGCATATCCAATCATTGTGACGTGATTATCTTGGATATTTGGAAGCATCATTTGGGAAATTCATTTAAAACTCATCATGCATTTGCTTATCCCAAACTGGTCCGTTGATTTGATGGATGGGCACATAGAGAAAATTCTACATGCAAATGTAAGACTGACGGAGTCCATCCAAAAATTGAGCTTTTGAAACAAGAGCTTTGTTAGTTTGCAAAAACTCATCCAGGTAAGGTTATATACCTTAAATCAACATTTAGACCATACCCTAGAGAACTGGCAATAGTCTGTCTCTATGCTGGTTCGAATCCCATTGAGAACCGTCTGTAAGGATCTTCTTCCAAGAAGATGGAACTGTGCGCAATGTGTCTTAAAGCTCACCTTTTGCAAAACCTT